TTCCCGGGTCCGTAGCATTGAACCACACGGGGATAGGGAGGAAGAATGTACGTATATACCCCTCGGGTTCGTTTGTCCAGTTGCACATGGTGTTGTATGCTATTTCCTCCTCCAAATTATAAAACAGCTCCCAGTACATCCTGAACCACTCGTGGCCAAACTCATACACCTTTTGGCCTCCGATATACAACTCTATGTGCTTCAGCCATTGCTCACACGAAAAATATGGCGCTGGGTCGTTTGGCTGAGATGGGCCGCGTTGGAACTCAATTTCAAACATTATGGCGTATATCAAGTCTCCCGACCGAGACAAGGTGACGGAAATATCGCCATTGGATACAATTCCTCCTACGATATCTTGCTCAATTGATTCCAGCGCAAAATTTCTATACCTCGTGAAAACAGATTTCCAGAATGTCATCTTTGGGTCTCCAGTTAAGTACACGTCCTGGGCTCCATATGCAACAAGCTGTGTCAAAGCCCCTGTCATGTTCTTTTATGTTAAGTTAATATTTTTTATTTAAGTTTAAATCAAACGATCGCACCTCTCCATAGGGGTATTGCGCTTATTTTGGTTTGTCATTTAATGTATATCGACACTTGTAAGGATATAATGGTAAATTTATTGTAATTACCAAAATGGGCTTCATTTACAAACTCACGCTCAAGAAGGAGTCCAGAAAAGCATACATCGGGCAAACAATCCGTGACATACATAAACGTTTGGAAGAACACCAGCTGTCAAGTAGCGGGTGTAAGGCGATCTCTGGCGCCATCAAGAAGCACGGATGGGATAACTTCGACAAGGAGTGGTACGAGGTTCCCGACGAGGAACTTAATTTCTACGAGGAGATGCTGGTGGCGTTGTTCGGAACTCTCGCGCCTGGTGGGTACAATCTCAAGGAAGGTGGTGGTGCCACTGGGAAGATGAGCGAGGAAAGCAAGCAAAAAATGAGCGACGCAAAGTCAGGTGAGAAGTGTTATTGGTTTGGGAAGACACACACAGAGGAAAGCAAGCAAAAAATCAGCGAATCACTATCCGGCGAGAAGAATCCTATGTATGGGAAGACCGATGAGAAGAATCACTTTTATGGGAAGGAACACACTAAGGAGTCCAAGCAAAAAATGAGCGAATCACGATCTGGTGAGAAGAATCACAAATCCAAGAGAGTGTATCAGTATACTCTTGATGGCACGTGCGTTGGCTCATATGGTTCGAGTGGGGAAGCGGCACGAGCTCTTGGAAAGACTAATGGGTCTAAGATACGTATGTGTGCTCGTGGGGATCGCAAAACAGCATATGGTTTCAAGTGGACCCGCGAAAAATTGTGATCAAACGTTAGCAGAGAAACACACCATGTCATTTATAGATATGGCGTAGTTACTTTTCTTCGTTGCGAACAGCCCGCTCTGAGAAATCGCATAACATGAAGAGTTTAAATGGACTATTTGCCATGTCATCGGAAGTTTTGATACAGCATCGAGCATTTTATACCTAAAATCACTTTTGAATACCACGTCGTCCTTAGATATCAATGTTATCGCGTTGTTCTCGTCAAATGCTTTGCGCAAGGCCTTCGTATGTGAAGAAAAATCGTCGTAATCTCCTCGTATTCTGAGTATATCGATACCAGGGATGCTCTGTTTTTCCATCATCTTTCTAGCAGTTATATCTTCGTCATTGTTTATATAAAGACATGGTATATTATTTCTTCTAGTGATTAGTTTATCCATGCTATACGAGAATTCTTCAAGAAGGTTGTCCCAATCGTATGTTTGCTTTATATGTTTTTCTATACTTGCACCATCCGCCTTCAAGATGTCCCTGTTGTTGTAATAAAACAGAAGCTTGTCGGCAAAGTCTTTATAATCGCAGATAGCAAGTTCCCCATTGTGGAAATCAATATTTGCAGGCAATGTCATATACACCTTTGGATCCACGAGCATATTTTCAAAACCCCGAAATATGTCAGAAAGACCTCCGGTGTTTGTTACTACTTGCGGCACTCCCAGATATGCGCCCTCAGTGTTACACAGGCCGAACCCTTCACCGCCACACGTGTTCATCCCAATGTCAGACGCGTTGAGAGCAGTATTTATGATCTCGTCGGACACGAGACCACCGTTTTCCGAAAGTAATTTAATGTTCTGCATTGAAATTATGTTGTAATCCACACCTTCCAGTATACACGCAGTTTTTATGATATCCTGGAAATTATATCCGGTGTCGATATCGAGTCGGCAATTGATCATCAGTTTAACCTTTTCGTTTTCCCCGGTGAGTTTCCAAAACCTAACAAATGCCTTTATTGTGATATCTAATAATTTTCTGTACGAGTTTCTGTTCGTATTAAATATCATAAAATCGTCTTCCTCCAGCCCCAGCACCTTCTTCGCACTCTCTTTTGATAATTTGGTAAACTTTTTCTTATCAACCCCGTGTGGAAAAACGGATATCTTCTTCGGTGAAATTTTGAAACAATTGGTGAGGTGTTTTTTCCAAAAATCAGAGAACACGAAAATGTGGTCGGCATATTTTGCTATGTGGTCTATGAGTTCCGACTTCTGGAATGTGTACACTATGTCCAGGTAGGAGATAAATGGACACCTTTTCGGAGAGTCCAGCATCTGGTTAAGAAGAGCACACGTGACCGGCATATCATTATACACGATGATAACATCAGGGTCCACTTTCCGCACGGTATCTGTCCATATGTCAGTACCAAATGTATCCTTGGACAGTGTGTGAACATCTATGAGATGAACATTATCGGGAAGTTTCCGATCTTCCTCTATGCCATACGGTTTGTATCGTTGGAACGCAAAGTGGTGTATCTCGTGTCCCAGGTTTGACCAATGTAGCAAAATATTGTACGCTATGCGCCCGTACCCAGTTGTCTGAGTCGCGTCTGTAGAGGCAAACAGTATTTTCATTGTAGTTAACTTAAAAAATTATAATTTTTGCTCTAATTTAACAAGCCGTGCTTCGAGTTCTTCGTTTTTTATCTTCATTTTCTTCAGTTCTGCCACCGTGTACAGGAGGATGTTGAACCACTCAATGCCCGCGGGGTTATCGTCCTGCGTCCATGCGAAGTAAGGATCGGCCTCGTACACCTCTTCCGCAATCAACCCGACAAAATGCTTGTTGTCCGAAATAGCATCATATTCCACCGGCCGGATGTCGTACACGTGGGCAGTATTCGCCGTAAGGTCGATAATGTTTTTCTTGATGTTCCTCGTGGACGAGTTGTATGTTATTTCTTTTGTGACGGCATTGTACACGAGTACCGGGGTGGATGCTGCATCGCTTCTGATGGGCGCAATTGTCAACGTACCCGCTGCAGTCGAGGTGAGGGCGGCGCCGGTCGCATTTATAATTATCGAGTTCACATCTGATACATTTGCAGTCCCTGCACCAGTTCCTATGGCAACGCTATTTGCTGCCAAGTCGATAATTCCTGCGTTTGTTCCTATCGCTATGGAATTGACACCTTGGTTGGAACTTCCCGCATTCGTTCCTATTGCCACTGAAGATGTCCCCTGGCTAGTAAGCCCCGCGTCGAACCCTATTGCCACGGATCTCGCCCCCTGTGTATTGCTTCCTGCCAATGTCCCTATTGCCACGGCATTAACCCCCTGTGCGTTACCTCCTGCACTCGTTCCTATTGCCACGGAAGATGCGCCTTGGCCAGTAAAACCTGCCCCTGGTCCCACCGCCACGGTAGATTCCCCCTGGCTAGCAGCTCCTGCTTGGCGTCCTATCGCTACTGCATTTATAGCTTGATTAGTCTGTCCTGCTTCCGCCCCCACTGCCACGGAACTGGCTCCTTGGGTACCCCCGCCGGCATTAAACCCTAGCGCCACGGAAGATGTCCCCTGGTTAGTCTGCCCCGCGTTGAACCCCATCGCCAAGGCTCTTATACCTTGGGTATTGCTTCCTGCATTATACCCTATTGCCACGGAAGAATCACCTTGGCTAGTACGTCCTGTATAACCCCCCATCGCCACGGAAGATATCCCTTGGTTAGTCTGTCCTGCAAAAAGCCCAATTGCCACGGATTCACCTCCTTGGGAAGTACGTCCAGCATTCACTCCTATTGCCACGGAAGATATCCCTTGGCTAGTATGTCCCGCGAATGACCCTAATGCCACGGCAGATGCACCTTGGGTGTTACTTCCTGCATTGAACCCTATTGCCACAGCTTGTGCTCCTTGGATATTACCTCCCGCGTTCAGCCCCACTGCCACGGAAGCATTGCCCTGGGCAGTATTTCCTGCAAAAGCGCCGATTGCAATTGCATTCGCTTGTTGGGAAGTCTGTCCTGCAGCCAACCCTATTGCCACGGAAGATGCACCTTGGGTGTTACTTCCTGCATTGAACCCTATTGCCACAGAAGATGCACCTTGGCTAGTAGCTCCCGCGTTGAGCCCCACTGCCACGGAAGCATTGCCCTGGGCAGTATTTCCTGCAAATGAGCCGATTGCAATTGCATTCGCTTGTTGGGAAGTCTGTCCTGCACCGACCCCCATTGCCACGGAAGATGCACCTTGTCTAGTAATCCCTGTCTGTAGGCCTATTGCCACGGAACAAGTACCTTGGGAAGTCTGTCCTGCAAGATACCCTATTGCTATACTTCGTGTACTTTGATTAGTAGCTCCTGCAAAATTCCCTATCGCCACGGAATAAGAACCTTGGACACCGCATCCTGCATCTTGCCCGATTGCCACAGCTTGTGCACCTTGGAAATTGTTTGCTGCCCGTGACCCTATTGCCACCGCTGCTAGCCCCTGGTTAGTAGTTCCTGCACTGGTTCCTACTGCCACGGTAGATTGCCCTTGGCTAGTCTGTCCCGCGAATGACCCTAATGCCACGGCAGACGGTTGTTGGGAATTCTGTCCTGCACTAGATCCTATTGCCACGGTAAACGATTGTTGGGTGTTACTTCCTGCATTGAACCCCACTGCCACTGCTTGTGCCCCTTGGGCATTACCTCCCGCCCCCGTTCCAAATGCTATAAAAGTAGAGTTGAGTATGAGGTTCGACACGTTGGCGTACGTGCCGATGATGTTGCCACGGACATCAATGCTCGCAACCGCGGGGAGTGACGATATACCAGTCAATAGTGACCCGTTGCCGATGAAGAAGGTTCCAACGACGTTGCCGAGGACGTTGACTTGACCACTGGCCGCGATGTTGCCACCCGCTAATGTACCTACATTTCCAGAGGCTGCAAAGATGTCTGTCACGTTGGCGTACGCACCGATGACATTACCACTGATGTCAAGGTTTGCCGTTGCTGGGAGTGTGAAGCTTGCGATTCCGGTCAGCTGGGAGCCGTTGCCTATGAAATATTCACCTGTCGTTATATTACCTGCTACGGATAACGAAGCCAAACTAATCCCAGGGATCACCGCGTTTCCAGTGACTGTCAGATTCCCGACTGTGAGTTGAGGCATAGCAGACCCGTTGCCCAACATACGTATGTTTCCTTTCAGGAAAATAGTTCCATTTGTTGCATTTATCCCGCCAAACTGTAAAAGATCTCTTTTGAAATCAGCACTGCTCATCTGGTTTATATTGTATGTCGTCGTTTTTTTTGTAAAACCGCGGTGTTTGCTGGATGATGAAACTCAAACGAAAATATATGAAATTTCCACAAGAATAATTTCATAAAATTAATTGTGACACTGCAGCCAGCATATTCTTGGAGTTCTCTCGCCGTGTATGATTCGCATTGAAACACTATTCCATGTGAAACTTTCAGTTGAAAACTAATTTCAAAAAAAAAAAAAAAAAAAAAAAAAAAAAAAAAAAAAATAAAAAGATACTAACGATACTCACAACTATAAACTACACTACCGCGTGAGATTATGATACTCAAAGATACTCACAACAATGTAAAATAACTTAATAATTTATGTTCTTTTTATATCAAGATGTCTATATATAAGACACACAGAACTTCTTTCTATTTATGTGGTTGTGGTTTTGAAACAATACATCCAGGGAATGCTTCTCGACATAAGAAGACTTCTTGTGGCCATACAATCAAATCTGAATCCAGAAACTTTGTATGGGAAGAAGATATCAAGAAAATCAACACATCTGGAAACGTGTCATCCATAACCACAGGAGATGTTGAAATCATGAACAACATTGGCACACAGAATAATACAATTAACATCACACTACAAGTTCCAGATAAAACAGTCATTGCTTCAATTCAAGAAGCGGTGAAGAATCAAGATTGCGTGGAGGAGCTGCGATGCGCCGACCCCCATGAAATACCCGCAATATTGTTCAAGTATACACGTGGTACGAAAGCAGAACAAAAAGTAATCAAATACGATGCCGACAAGAATGTGGTCAGGCATGTAGACCCCGTCACCGGCAAGGAAGTCGCCAAGGACCTCAAGAGATACAGAAACGAATATCTTGTCAAGAATGCTGACGTGTATGACGATGACTACTACATACCGTATATGCCGCCAAGAGTTCAACGGAGCATGAAGGAAATGTCCACACCATCATTTGACTCTGGCAAGAAGAAAGACAAGCAAATCCCTGCGGCAGACGTCATAAAGATGTGCGCGTCCGGCGACCACCGAATGTACAAATTTCCCGTAGAGACCAAGAAATTTTACACTGACGTTGCCGAGAACGTTGACAACGAGATAAAGTCCACAGGAAAAGATGGCTGATTCTGTTGCTTTCCACCACGAGGTTCCCGCAAGCGTGAAGACGCTCCAGCAGAAGATGGAGACTCACACGGAGAGCTTCCTCGATAAATTAACGAACGAGAACAAGACGAACGGTTTTTTGTGATTTATCACCGTTGTTCCACAATGTCCAGTCGGGCCTTCAATTTCTTCATTTCCGCCACCGTGTACAAGAGGATGTTGAACCACTCAATGCCCGCGGGGTTACCGTTCTGCATCCAGGCAAAGTAAGGATCGGCCTCGTACACCTCCTCCGCAATCAACCCTACGTAATGTCTGTCATCCGAAATAGCGTCGTATTCTACCGGTCGGATGTCGTACACGTGAGAAGTATTCGCGGTGAGGTCGATAATGTTTTTCTTGATGTTCCTCGTGGATGAGTTGTACGTTATTTCGTTTGTGGTGGCATTATACACGAGCACCGGTGTGGAAGCTGCATCGCTTCTGATGGGCGCAATTGTCAATGTGCCCGCAGCAGATGAGTTGAGGGCGCCTCCTGTCGCGTTGATGATAATGGAGTTTGCATGCTGGGCATTACTTCCTGCGAATGCTCCTATTGCCACGGCATTTGCCCCTTGGCTAGTAAATCCTGCGAATGCTCCCATTGCCACGGCAGACACGCCCTGAGAAGTGACACCCGCATTTGCGCCGATTGCAATTGCATTTGCACCTTGGGTATTGCTTCCTGCCAATGTCCCTATTGCCACGGCACAAAACCCCTGTGCGTTACCTCCTGCACTCGTTCCTAATGCTATGGCATTCGCGCGTTGGGAAGTAAGTCCTGCGCTCGTCCCTATTGCCACAGAACTTGCACCTTGGGCAGTAAATGCTGCGCTGGCCCCTATTGCCACGGAAGATGCCCCTTGAATGTTACTTCCTGCAAATGCCCCTACTGCAATTGAATAATCCCTTTGGCTAGTAGCTCCTGCGGCTGGTCCTATTGCCACGCAAAGTGAACCTTGGTTAGTGCCTGCTGCTAATGCTCCTATTGCCACACAAGAAAAACCTTGGGAAGTGCCTCCCGCATATGTGCCTATTGCCACGGCAGACGCACTTTGGCCCTGATATGCTGTACTAGACCCTATTGCCACACCTTGCGTACCTTGGCTAGTGCCTGCTGCTCCTGGCCCTATTGCCACCGCAGAAAAACCTTGGGTATTACTTCCCGGCGACCATCCTATTGCTATGGCATACGCTTTTTGGCTAGTACGGCCCGCTCCTTCTCCTATTGCCACGGTAGCTGCACCTTGGGCATTACTTCCAGCCAATTTGCCTATTGCCACGGCAGTTGCACCTTGGGAAGTCTGGCCTGCGCTGGCCCCTATTGCCACAGAAGAGACCCCCTGAGAAGTGACACCCGCATTTGCGCCGATTGCAACGGAATTAGCACCTTGGGAAGTAAGGCCCGCCAGGCATCCTATTGCCACTGCACACCCCCCTTGTGTGTTCCATCCAGCACTAGTCCCTATTGCTACAGCGGTCCCGCTTTGGGTATTACCTCCTGCAGATGCACCTATCGCCACGGCAGATGCGCCCTGGCTAACGAGGCCCGCATTGGAACCCAATGCTATAAAAGCAGAGTTCAGTATGAGGTTCGACACGTTGGCGTACGCGCCGATGATGTTGCCACGGACGTCGATGTTCGCGACCGCGGGGAGCGACCCCCCAGACGATATTCCGGTCAGCAGAGAGCCGTTGCCAATGAAGAAGTTTCCAACAACGTTGCCGAGGACGTCGACTTGCCCACTTACATCAACGTTTCCCCCGACTATGAGCTCGTTCCTGACATTTCCTGCGGCTGCAAAGATGTCTGTCACATTGGCGTATGCACCTATTACGTTGCCACGGACATCAAGAGACTGAACACCGGAAGCAATGACGCCTGTCAGCTGGGAGCCATTACCTATGAAGAAAGGTGCTACAACGTTGCCGAGGGCATTGACTTGTCCGCTCGCAGCAATGTTCCCGCCTGCTAGGAGCACATTACCTACGTTTCCGGAAGATGCGAAGATGTCTGTCACATTGGCGTACGCGCCGATGACATTGCCACTGATGTCAAGGTTTGCCGTTGCTGGGAGTGTGAAGCTTGCGATTCCGGTCAGCTGAGAGCCATTGCCGATGAAGAAGGGTGCTACAACGTTACCAAGGACATTGACTTGCCCGCTCGCAGCAATGTTGCCACCCACGAGGAGCACGTTTCCTACGTTTCCAGAGGCTGCCAAGATATCTATGGTTGAGTTGTATGTTATTTCTTTTGTGGTGGTGTTGTACACGAGCACCGGGTTGGATGCTGCGACGCTTCTGATGGGTGCGATCGTCAATGTGCCCGCGGCAGGCGAGTTGAGGGCGCCTCCTGTCGCGTTGATGACAATGGAGTTTGCGTGCTGGTTAGTAAGGCCTGCGAATGCTCCTATTGCCACGGCACACGCACCTTGGCTAGTAAGGCCTGCGCTTGATCCTATTGCCACACTTTGTGTGCCTTGGGTACCCCCGCCGGCACTAAACCCTAGTGCCACGGAAGATGCCCCCTGGTTAGTCTGCCCCGCATTGAACCCCGCCGCCAAGGCTCTTATACCTTGGTTAGCCTGTCCTGCATTATGCCCTATTGCTGTGGAACCTGTGCCTTGTGTAGACTGGGCAGCCTGAAACCCCATCGCCACGGAAGATGCCCCCTGGCTAGAATTTCCCGCGCTGGACCCTATTGCCACGGCACATGCGCCTTGTTCAAAATTTCCTGCACTCGGACCTATTGTCACGGCTTGTGCCCCCTGGCTAGTAACCCCTGCCAAAGCGCCAATCGCCACGGCAGATGCGCTTTGGGTGGTAAGACCTGCGTTTGTCCCTATGGCCACGGCAGACGCCCCCTGGGTAGTAAGTCCTGCGCTGGTCCCTATCGCCACGGCATTTGCGCGTTGGGAAGTAAATCCTGCGCTGGTCCCGAATGCCACGGCAGAATCGCCTTGGGCAGTCCTTCCTGCCAGATACCCTATTGCGACGGCTAAATTACCTTGCGCAGAAAATCCAGCACTGGTCCCTAACGCCACAGATTGTGAACCTTGACTATTGCTTGCTGTACTAAACCCTATTGCTATAGACTCTCTACCCTGTGTCCCACTTGCCGTGGTAAACCCTATTGCCACGGCACACGCACCTTGGGTACCTTGTGCAGCGCCCCAACCTATTGCCACGCCATACGAACCTTGGCTAGTGACGCCTGCCAATTGCCCTATTGCCACGGAAGACGCACCTTGGGAAATCTGGCCTGCACTTGCCCCTAGTGCCACGGCTGCCCCTCCCTGAGAAGTACGTCCAGCATTCAATCCCATAGATACAGCTTGTATACCTTGGCTAGTAAGGCCAGCATTCGCCCCCACCGCCACTGCACACGCCCCCTGAGTAGTAATTCCAGCGCTAGACCCCACCGCCACTGACATTGTACCTTGGTTAGTAGCTCCTGCAAGTGCGCCTATCGCCACAGAAGAAATACCTTGGCTGGTAGCTCCAGCATTTGCACCCATTGCCACAGACAGGTTACCTTGTCTAGTCCACCCAGCCCACGACCCCACGGCAACGGAAGATTGCCCCTGACTGGTGAGACCCGCGGCTATCCCTACTGCCACGGCATTGCCACCCTGGGTCTGACTTCCGGCAGCCACCCCTAATGCAACGGAAGACGTGCCTTGCAGATCCTGACCCGCGTTGAACCCTGCCGCTACTGCACACGCACCTTGGTTAGCCAAACCAGCACTGGTCCCCACTGCCACAGATAGCGTCCCCTGGTTAGAAAATCCTGCGCTAAACCCTACCACTACCGAATTGGCACCCTGGTTGGACTGTCCCGCAGCTCTTCCGATCGCCACGGAATTCAAACCGTGGTTAGTAATACCGGCATTTAACCCCAAGGATACGTCGTTGGAGTTGAGTATGAGGTTGGACACGTTGGCATATTCGCCGATGATGTTGCCACGTATATCCGAACTCGACACTGCGGGCGGGGTATATGCCACTCCTGTCAATAGTGACCCATTTCCAATGAAGAAGTTTCCAACCACATTGCCAAGAACATTGACTTGTCCGCTCGCAGCAATGTTCCCGCCTACTAGGAGCACGTTACCTACGTTTCCTGCAGCTGCAAAGATGTCTGTCACATTGGCGTACGCACCGATGACATTGCCACGGACATCAAGAGACTGAACACCAGAAGCAATGACGCCGGTCAGCTGGGAGCCATTACCAATGAAGAAGGGTGCTACGATGTTGCCGAGGGCGTTGACTTGCCCGCTTGCAGCAATGTTGCCGCCCGCTAGGAGCACGTTACCTACGTTTCCAGCGGCTGCGAAGATGTCTGTCACATTGGCGTATGCACCGATGACGTTGCCACGGACATCAAGAGACTGAACACCGGAAGCAATGACGCCTGTCAGCTGGGAGCCATTACCAATGAAGAAGGGTGCTACAACGTTGCCGAGGACGTTGACTTGCCCGCTCGCAGCAATGTTGCCACCCACGAGCAGCACGTTACCTACGTTTCCTGCAGCTGCAATAATATTTGCCACGTTGGCGTATGCACCAATGATGTTACCACGTATATCCGAACTCGACACGGTGGGTGGGGTATATGCCACTCCTGTCAATAGTGACCCATTTCCAATGAAGAAGTTTCCAACCACATTGCCAAGAACATTGACTTGTCCGCTCGCAGCAATGTTCCCGCCTACTAGGAGCACGTTACCTATGTTTCCTGCAGCTGCAAAGATGTCTGTCACATTGGCGTACGCACCGATGACATTGCCACGGACATCAAGAGACTGAACACCAGAAGCAATGACGCCCGTCAGCTGGGAGCCATTACCTATGAAGAAGGGTGCTACAACGTTGCCGAGGACGTTGACTTGTCCGCTCGCAGCAATGTTGCCGCCCGCTAGGAGCACGTTACCTACGTTTCCTGCAGCTGCAAAGATGTCTGTCACGTTGGCGTACGCACCAATGATGTTACCGCGGACATCGAGAGATTGGACACCAGAAGCAATGACACCCGTCAGCTGAGATCCGTTACCAATGAAGAAGGGTGCTACAACGTTGCCGAGGGCATTGACTTGTCCGCTCGCAGCAATGTTGCCGCCCGCTAGGAGCACTTTACCTACGTTTCCAGCGGCTGCGATGATGTTTGTTACATTGGCATATGCACCTATGACATTTCCACGGATGTCAATATTTGCGACTGCTGGGAGTGATGTGAGCAGGCCGGTCAGCTGGGAGCCATTACCAATGAAGAAGGGTGCTACAACGTTGCCGAGGGCATTGACTTGTCCGCTTGCAGCAATGTTGCCACCCGCGAGGAGCACATTGCCTACATTCCCGGAAGCTGCGATGATGTTTGTTACATTGGCATATGCACCTATGACATTTCCACGGATGTCAATATTTGCGACTGCTGGGAGTGATGTGAGCAGGCCGGTCAGCTGGGAGCCATTGCCAAAGAAGAAGGGTGCTACAACGTTGCCGAGGGCGTTGACTTGTCCGCTCGCAGCAATGTTGCCACCCGCGAGGAGCACATTGCCTACATTCCCGGAAGCTGCGATGATGTTTGTTACATTGGCATATGCGCCTATGACATTTCCACGGATGTCAATATTTGCGACTGCTGGGAGTGATGTCAACAGACCAGACAGCTGAGAGCCGTTGCCGATGAAGAAGGGTGCTACAACGTTGCCGAGGGCGTTGACTTGCCCGCTTACAGCGATGTTACCGCCTGCTAATGTGCCTACATTCCCGGAAGCTGCGATGATGTTTGTTACATTGGCATATGCGCCTATGACATTTCCACGGATGTCAAGATTCGCGACTGCTGGGAGTGATGTTGATGCGAGACCAGTCAGCTGGGAGCCATTGCCGATGAAGAAGGGTGCTACAATGTTGCCAAGGGCATTCACTTGACCAGCCACTGACACATTCCCAGGGGCCGTGACATTGCCGATGATGTCAAGGTTCGCAGCGGTTGGAAGGGTGCTGGTCACCCCCGAGAGCAGAGCACCATTGCCTATAAAAAATTGTCCAGATGTTATATTACCTGCTACGGATAACGAAGCAAAACTAATCCCAGGGATCACCGCGTTTCCAGTGACTGTCAGATTCCCGACTGTGAGTTGGGGCATAGCAGACCCGTTTCCCAACATACGTATGTTTCCTTTCAGGTAAATTGTTCCATTTGTTGCATTTATCCCACCAAACTGTAAAAGATCTCTTTTGAAATCAGCACTGCTCATCTGGTCTATATTGTATGCCGTCGTTTTTTTTTTAAGTTAAAAGATGAAAACCAACAGCTAAGGGTTATTAACGCTGAACAAAAAGATATGAAATTTTCACAAGAATAATACTTGCGTAAATAAATGTTATGGGAAGATGCAACTATGTGTGTACTGCTGGATCGCCTAGATTTATTCACACGTAAAAAGGAAGTTCTTGAGAAATACAACCAATACTGTGATGCATTAAACAGAAATGGCGTGACAGTTTCCGATGTAATAACCAAGAAGATGGAAGGGCGACCAATAGCATGGATGCGGAACGAGTACCCATACGATGTTGATAACACCAGGCACTACCTCATATGGAGCACATACCAACTGAGCAACGAAAAGATAAAAGAAATTGCGACGCGGCATTCACAAGGTCGAAAGTTCATTTGTTTTGTAAATCCTGAGTATTTACGGAGCGTGAAGAATATATGGCACGCTCATGTGATAATTCAGGATAGCCCGTCATCGCAAGACCAATAATCTTGAGGAAATCCCATTAAATAAGTTAGCCACTGTGCGCTGAGATACCAATTCTTATTACCTCCCTCAGAAAATCCAACAACCGCAGACAGCATATTAGACACGCGTTTGGTGAGCGTTCTCGGGCACTTTGCGGAGTTCATGCAGCTATACACAGGCGTTGCCCAATACTTCTTCACCACAGGCTTTGTGAGAACCTTCTTGGGGTCGCAAATCTTGGCAAACGACGCCTCGTTTTCTCTGGGTGTTAAAACAATGTTAAGGGGCTTCCTCGTGGGATGCTTCACGACAAACGTGTAAATCCTGCCATCAATAGAATACCCGTCGGTGTTGCTAGGGCCCAATACTTTGTTCTCTAGGGTGCTGAGCAGAGTCATTGCATATCTTACTTGATCAGGAACCACCGCGTTGCCCATGAAACCGACGCGGAGTTTGTTTGTCTTGTTGTTCTTCTCTATCTGCCTCGGTGGCTCGTTGTTTTCCCAGTCGAACTTCTCGATTACTGGGATTTCAAAATCAATACCTGCTCCTTTCTTCACGACCAGGCAGAACCATCTGTAGCGCTGGTGAGGGGCGCCGACGCAAGTTGCACGACACGAAGTCCACCTGCAGTCATACCCAAGCTCGTCAAAGGCCTTCACAATGACACTGATGTTCTCGTATGCTGCTAGTGTGTGAGAATTTTCCAGGAACAGATACTTGGGCTGACACTCCTTGGTGATGCGCACGACCTCGGTGAAGAGACCAGATGCCTCGTGTTCAAAACCAGTTCCCTTTCCCGCGGTGG